AGACTGCGATGATATCTATGAGTTCATCTCAAGGTAAAATTAGCAGGAAATGGAACTCCATGATGAAGTCTATTAGTTTAGATGGTAAGAATGGTCCTTATACACCACCATCGTTTAGTCACATTTATAGATTATCTTCTGTATTAAATACAGGTAAAGGTAATCAATGGTATGGCTACAATGTTGAAAAAGTTGGTATGCTAGAAGATGTTAATATGTATGAACGAGCGAAGAAGTTCTACGAAGGCATCAAGAATAAAGCATAAATGATTTTGGGGGTTGTGATCCATAACTCCACAC